ACATTTATTATGTATATAATGTCAAAAGAAACAGAACTAAAAGATTTAGATACAAATCTATCGAAAGAAGAAGAAGAAATTGTAGATTCAATTATTAGTGAGTTAAATCAAGAAGTACAACCACCAACTAGTGCATCTAAAGAAGATAATCCTTCTATTAAAGTTAAAGAGACAAGTGAAGCCGATTTACATAAACAAAATATGATGAAACAACAGCAAATGATGCAACAACAAATGATGCATCAACAAATGATGCATCAACAACAACAAAATATATTACAAAGACAAAAATTAAATGAACAAGATGAAAAAGAAGTTGAAATTTCAATGATAGATAAATTAAAAGTTGATTTTAAACAACCAGCTATTGTAGCTTTTTTAACATTTGTTGCTGTATTACCATATTCACAACAATTAATTGAATCTATGAAAATTAGTTTTTTACTTGATGGTGAAAATTTAAATATATATGGATTAGTATTAAAATCATTAATAATTGGTTTTATTTATTTTATATTAAATAAATATGTATTAGTTTGATTTAATTTCAATTGTTTCTTCTATTTTTTTTGAACATTTATTTATTGTTACTTCTGATATTTGAGATATATTTGATATTTCTTTTTTATTTATTTTATTTTTTTTAAAATTACAGTAAAATAATATACAGCCTGCTGCTATTGAGTCGGGTCTAACTTCAGATATTAATTGTGTTGATGTAATTATTTTAGATATATCTTTTACTTGTTTAATATCTAATTCTCCTAAATTTAATTTATTACAAAATCTATCAATAAAGTCTTCCGGATTTATTGAATTAGCATCTTTTATTCTATTTTTAGAATTACTCATATGAATTATTTCTTGGAATGTTTTTGTTCCTTTTGTCATAACTGATGTTGTTATTTTAAACATTGTACCAATTTCTTTTGAACTTCTAGATACATTACAATTTTTACAGGCATAATATAAACAAGCAGCAATTATTCCTTTTCTATTATTACCTCTAGATATTTGTGTATCAGATATTATTTTATATAATGATTTGGCTTCTGTTACTATTTTTTGAGATAAATTATTTTTTTTAGCAATATCGCTAATATTACTAAAAACTTTATATGTACTTCTTTCTTTATATGTCATACTATTCCAACTTGTATATTTTTTGACTTGAAACATGCTTTTATCTTTAGAAAATTGATTTGATACAATACTCCCAACTGAAGATTTTGGTAATAATATATTTATTGGCATACCACATCTAGTTGGATCACTTGATTTTGTATCTTCTGAACCATAATATCTCCATTCAGGATTATCGGATATATTTGATATTAATGTGTCACAATGTTTACATTTAACTAATTCATTTTTAAATATATAATTATTAATATGCAAACAACATTCATTGCTTTCTTTTTTTGTATTTAGTTTATCTAACTCTTCAAAAAATTCATTAAATTCCATTGTAAATATAATTAATATTTTGTATAAATTATCAAATTTTTATATTATTTAAAATATGTTAATTGAATATATTCATAATATTTATGGATCAGATATAAATACATCATTAGATAAAAATATTTATTTAAAATATAATATAAATATTGTAATAAATTGTTCAAATGATATCGGTTTTTTAGATATAGATATTAAAAAAATTAGAATACCAATATCAAATGATTTAAATATACATACAGATATACCATTATTAATAAAAAATATAGATAGAATATTATCATATATATATGCTAATTTTATAGATAATACAATATTAATTTGTTGTAGTAATGGTAATAACATTGGTCCATTAATAATATGTTTATTTATGATAAAATATGGAAATGTATCTATAAAAGATGTTAAAAATATAATTAAATCAAAAAATAAAAATATCTGTATTGATTATGATTTAAGTGTATTTAATTTATAATTTGAATTTTTTAAAGACATCTTTAAATTAATTATATATAAAATGGTAGCTGATTGGGAGGGTGCTGCTTCATACAGTGGTAGAATGATACCACAAGATACACTTGATTTTAAATTTAGAGAAATATATGAATTACTAGATATATATTCAGATATTATTGATAAAAATACAAAAGATATTGAATTATTAAAATATTTTCACAATTTAATTACATTATATATTATTATAAATTCTATTTTAATCTTATATGTTTTTATAAAATATTATTTTAAATTATACCCTATATTAAATGCTAATAATGATGATAATAAAATAACATAATAGTTTAATTCATTTCCATATCCAAATTGTTTATCATTTTCATTTAAAATACATTTTTTTTCATATATCCATAAAAATTGTATTAATATCATTAATAAAAAAGATATAATATTAATAAAAATATTATTTGTAAATATTGCCAATGATGGTAAAATAAATATAAAATAATGTAAAATATTTAAAATATATTCATTATAATTAATTAAACTATAATAAAATAATATATGACATAATATTACACTAAATATCCAAACATAATCAAATATTGCATTTTTATAATATATAGTTCCTAATAAAAGTAAGTCAATTGTAAATGTAAATATTATTAATTTTTGTATTGATTTATCATCTATCATATTATGATATTATATTTTAAATAATTATTAATTAATATCCATTTCTTCTTCTAAATTACTTACTTTATTTGATTGTTTATACCATTTTCCATTTATGATTGTACAATTACATAGATATTCTTCTGAATAAATACAACCACATTCAAAGGTATCTATATTAACATCTGTTTGATTAAATATAATTGATGCATTTTCAGTATTACTAAATTCTTGAATATCTGTTATAATATTCATAATATTATTAAGTATTATCAATTTTTTAATATGATCTTTTGTATATATATGACTATTTAAAGTATCATTAAATATATATCTAACTACTAATCCATTTTCAATAAATAAATAATTATTTGGACCCCTATCTATAATATATTTATTAAAATATTTATTTAAGAATTTTTGAATATCATTATTAATAATTCCTAATTTATCATTTTCATATATAAATGTATTCATTATTTATATTATTAATTAAATAATAATTTAAATATTATTCAAATTAATATGGGTGATTTATTATATGCTTTATTAATTATAATAATTGTTATATTATTAGAATATATTTCTTTGGATATTATTAGAAAATCAATTAAATATAATAATAATAAATATATATTAGGTATATTTTTATATTTAATTGTAGGATGGTTATTATATAAATTATTTGTTAGATTTGATTTATTATCAAGTAGATTTTTATTATCTAAGATATTTATTGTAATTATACCATTATTTTTAGTATATTTATTAGAAGAAAAATTTCCAGTACATAAAAAATTAGGATTTATATTAATTGTTATTGGTATATTTATATTAGAATATCAATATTTACAAAAAATATTTTATTCAAACAGGTGAAGAAACACTTAAATCATATTTACTACCAGATTGTATTATGTTATTTATATGTAAACATAACATTTCAAATAATATTGAAAGTTGTGGATTATGGATTAATAATTTTTTTATTTTTACAATATCAATATAATTAAATATATCATTTTCATTTTTATTTTCCATTAATATAATAGTTAAATAAATTTTTTGATATTATCGAATTTAGAAAAATCAATTGTAGTAAATTTTCCATCATAATTCATAATTTCTTTTTCTTTACTTTTGACTAGATTTTTACATATATTATTTTTTTTGCATATAGATATCAAGTTAGAATTATATTCATGATAATCATATATTCCTGTTTCATGTCCATTTTCTCCTCTACATCTAGAACCCCCAAAATAACTTGTTAATTGTAACCATAAAACCATACTATTAATACATGTATATGATATTTGAATATTGTTATTTAATACATATTTTAATAAAGAGGGCAAAAAATCTACTAATGAAATTAATTCATTATTTTTTTTACAACTATAAAATTTATCAAATATAGGATCATGTATATATTTTTCTAATATAATTTTTTTATTTATTTTTTTATTATATTCTTTATTTAAATAATATTCTAATAATTTTTTAGTTTCATTTAATTTATCTTTTCTCAATAACATTGGCATAACATTTTTATATTCTATATCAGATATTTCATAACAAAATCCAAAATCATAAATAATTATTTTTGGACAATCATCATCAATATTTTTAATAGACCAATTACCTTCATGTAAATCACCATGAACTATATTATTTAAACATGAATTTTCTAAAAATATAGCTAATAATGTTAATGATTTAGATTGTTTTATTGATGATAACCCATGATGAAATGTATCTCCTTCAATATATTCCATTAAATAAATATCTTTATAATTTTCATGTATTTTTGGTATAATTATATAATCATTATCATAAAAGATTTTAGAAAATTTATTATTATAATCTGCTTCAATAGTTAAATTATGTTGATCTTTTAATTTTGATATAAATTTATCAAAATTATTTGTTGGTATTATTTTTTTTAAATCTATAATTAATTTACTAATTTTATAGATAAATATAAAAATATTTAATTCAATATCAATATTAGGATGAATTACTTTTAAAGCAAATTTTTTTTTATTAATTTTATCTTCAATTAAATATACTTGACCAATTGAACCAGATCCAATAATTTTAATTATATTATAATCATTCTCTAAATCTTTTTTGAAATTTTTTTTATAAATTTTTTTAGTATATTCGATATCATGTATATTACAATCTGAAAAAAAACATTGGAATTTTTTTGTTAATAATATATTTGGATATCTTACTTTAATTATAGGTAATATCCATTGTATAAATTTAATACTTACTGCACCTGATTTTTTGATATTATTTGATAATTTATCAATCCATTCTTCATTATTAGAAATATCAATATTATTATAATAAATATAACTAGTATTAAATAATAATTTACTATAATTATATAATATATTTATACATTTTAATAACATTATATTTAATACTATATATTATTTTAAATAATTAAACTATTTTACTGCGATTAACTATTTAAAAATATATATATAGTATATTTAATAAGTATCCATGTCTACCATTAATAATTTAATACATGAATTAACTATTTTTTATGTTAAAACTAATTATGAGAATTATCTAGAGATGAATAATTTAAAAATTATTACTGAAGATGAAATACCAATAGTTATAGATGAATTATATAATGTTGATAAAAAAGAACATATGAAATCATTTATTATTAATTCTTTAAAAGAATTATTAAAAGAGAAAACACCAGAAGAACTAATTTTAAGGAATATTTTAAATGAAGCATTAAGAGATGATAAATTATGTAAAGAAAAATTAATATTAGAAATAAAAATTTATCAAAATAAAAATTCATCAAAATAATTTATCAAAATAAAATAATATAGTATTTTATCTTATAATGTATAGATATATATATATATATTAAATAAATTTTTTATCTATGTAATATTAAGTAATGAAAAATAATATTACTAGAATTAATATTAATAATTTAAATGTTAAAAAAGACAAAAAAAAAACATTAAAAAAATCAAAAAACTCAATTAATTATAATGAATTTTTAAAAAAACATAAAAAAAATAAATCACTTGATAATATTATCACTAAAACAATTAATAATAGCGATAAAAAATATAAAAAAAAGTTAAAAAAATCATTTAAAAAACCAAAAAGAGTAAAGATATCAGATTCAAAACCAGAAATTAAAATAATAGAAGATAAAATTGATAATAAAGAAAGCGATAATAAAGAAAACAATAATTTAAAAAAAATTAAAATTGAAGAAAATATAGTTCAACCTATTTTTAAAATAAATAGAAAATATACAAAGAAAAAAAGTAAAAAGAAAAAGAGTGGAAAAAAGAAAAAAATAAAAAAATCAAAGAAAGTTACATTTGAAATGAATAACAAAAGAGAAAATAAAAAAATAGAAAATATAACAGATAAAGAAATGTTAGAAAGTTTAGATAAAAATGGTATTAAATTATCTGGAACTTCAAAAAAATTAATTAAAGATATATATATGTGTATCATTGATGAAAAAATAAATATTAAAAAAGAATAAATTATTTCCAGTATAATTCTTCATAATTACAATTTGTTAAATAGGTTTTGTAATCATCATCAACATGTATTTTTAAATTTTGTTCTTTAATTTGTGGAGATTTAGATGTCCATTTATTATCAGATAATAATATATTTAAATATTGTATTCTACCAACAGCTCCTTTAAATTTTCTAGATAATTTACTTCGTTTACTTTTAATTTTCCATTCAGCCTGCATTGCTTCAATTTTATTTTTAAATCCATATATTATACATATAGGATACCAATTACTACCTTTATGTGTATATTTAGCACCACCAGATAATTCTCTATTATGTTGGAGCCATCTTCTTAAAAAATTATTAGTCATACCAACATATGTTAAATTATCAGATTTAATAATATAAACCAGATAATCATGAGAATATTTTGAAATATTTGTCATTATATAAATATACAATATTATCTTTAATAATTTTTAAAAGCAAAACAATTTGGACATAATAATTTTAAATTTGATGGTTCGTTATTTCCACCATATTGAAGAGGAACAATGTAACTTAATTTATATTTTTGTATTTCTTCTAATATAATTGGATTTCTACAATTAGGGCATCTTAAACCTTGTTTATCTGCTATTTTAAATTTAATATTTGCAGAACTCGTATTATTAATATTATATTCTGGAACTATTGTATGTAATGGTTGTGTTTGAATATCTTTTATATTTTTAGCCATTTTATAAACAAATGGTTTTTGATAATTCATAAAATAAATAAAAATAAAAAATAAAATACATCCACCACCAAAATACATTTTTGTTTTTTTCTCAACAGGATAATTTATGTTATAAATATATCCACCACTTAATACTAATATTAATAAAGTAATACCATTCATTATAATATATATATTATATTATTTATTATAACATTTTCTACATACAGGAATATATTTTTCAGTTGATCCAACATCTGTTTGATTTATATCATTTACAATTTTTTTAGAAAATATACCTGGTGTTCCATTTTTACATTTAATACACATTGCTGTTAGTAGATTAATTTTATCTGCTAGTGGATATAATTTATATATATCTCCGAAATTTTCTCTATTTGAATCTCCATTTAATCCTACTACAATTACATGTTTATCGTTTAAATCTGTGGCGGTAGTTACAAAATCAAATAAATCTTCAAAAAATTGTCCTTCATCTACAATAATATATTCACATTCTGTATATTTATTTGTTGGAATTTCATCTAATTTATTAACACAAATACAATCTAATTTATTTTTATTATGAGAGCATATTTTGCCCGTATCATATCTTTCATCTAATTTTGAGTTAATTAATAGTATATTTTTTTCAATAACAGATAATCTATTAACTAATTTAATAATTTCAGAAGTTTTTCCAGAAAACATGCATCCTACAATGAGTTCAAGACTCATTTTAAAATATTATTTTTATTTATTTTTAATTAACAAATAAAATCAAATTTTTTTAAAAAATAGGATAACTTGCCATCATATTAATTCCACATATCCCTCTAGTATCATTTATATTCATTTTTAATCTAATATATCCATTTTCACCCCAATCTTTTCCCCAAGAATTTTTTACTAACCAATAACTAATATTATTTTCGTTCCCATATCCTATTAATAATACACCATGATCTAATTGAAATCCACAATCTACATCATCATATATTCCACTTTTATATAATTGAAATGATCTTTTATTTGCTTGTATAGCAACTGATACGGGATTTATATTAACAGCTTTTTTTAATTTATTTTTATTATTGGATTCAACATCACTGTAATTTTTAATTTTAGCAACTTTATCACAAGTTGTATTGGTACACATATTATTTTGAGCATTGTATGGATATGTTACATTAGAACATAATGAATTTTCAATTATATAATTAAAACCATTATTCATTGAACCACCTTGACAACCATTATTTCCATAAGAAGTAGAACAATCTACTAATTCTTGTTCAGATAAATTATATAATAATTTAGTATGAATCGAAACAACTCCTTCAACTGCTTCAGCACTAGAAAATGCCCAACAAGATCCACATTCTAATTGATTTTTTACACTTGTTACTGCGTTATGGTTTCTCCAATCTATAGATTTATTTAAAATTATATCATCATTATTTTGTATATTATGTTTATTTTTATTATATATTATGTTATGGTTTGATTTATTATAAAATTCATTTGGATAATATCTATTAATAAATTTATTATCTTCTAATTTATAATTACTAGTTGTATTATTATTATGATTATCTATATAATTTAAATTATCTATTGAATTAGAACATTCGGAATTTAAAATATTAGTTATAAAAAGAGTAAAATATGTTAAAAATTTCATTATAATATTATATATATTTTATTATTTAAAATATTTTATAATATCTTTAATATTATATCTTATAACATTTTCTTCATTTACTGGGAAAACATATAAATATTTATCATTTAATGCTAAACAATATATTTTATTAAAATTTGTATTTATAAATAAATAACTATTTTTTTTATTATTTTTTAAATAATCTAAATTTACTACACATATATTATTATTTTTTTTTTCTAATGGCATAAAAGCATAATTTTTCCATAATTTAACTCTATTTGCAAAACTTAAATTTTTATCAACTATTGTATCTATTATTATTGGTAATTTAGGATTACTTGTATCTATAATATTAAATTCACCTGGTATACCCCATCCAGAAACATATAATAAATTATCATTATATTTTTTATTATCAAATTTTGGTTGAGTTTTTCTATTAGCTCCAATTATTTGTGATCCAATTTCATTTTCAAATATATAATTAATAGTTGGGCCAGTTGTAAAAATATTTTCCATATCAATAATACCCATTTTATCTCTATTTTTTTTAGTATTAAATTTAGTATTTATCGTAATAATACCACCAATATATGCTATATTTGGATTTTGAAAATTTATATTTATCCCTTCTGGCATATTTATATCTACTTCTAATTTTGTATGAAATAAATTATTAATTGATACTTTATATTTATCTTTATATACACCATTAATAACATCTGTTATATCAACAAAAATAATTGAATTAACTTTTGATATAAATCCACTAGAACAAATTGCTATAATTTTATTTTTAATTTTAGTACATTTTATATGTAATAAACCATCTGTTATTTTACTTAAATCAATTGAAATTGGTTTTAATTTATTTAAATCATTAAATATATATAATGATGGTTTACCATTACTTTTCATCCACATATTTCCTAAACTACAAATAACAATACTATTATTTATTTTAGTTAAACCTTCTACACTTACATTATTGCTATTCCAATGAGTTAAATATTTCCAATTATCACCACTAATATCATATTTATATAATCCAGCACCATTAAAATTTGATTTATAATTACCACGACATGTTATCCATAATATATTTTTATTATCTGGAAAATTAATAGATCTAACTGGATATTGTAAATTTTTATTTGAAATTATTTTATAGTTAACATCATATAATCTTTTATTTCTAGTAATATATTTTATAATAAAATATATTATTATAAATAAAAATAAAAAAATTAATAATTTTATTATTGTAATTGAGTATTTCATATATATATATTCAGAAAATTTTATTATAGGATATTCTTTTTTTAATTTTATTTTTTTATAATTATTAACATGTTCAATATATTTAAAATAATCTATTATTATTTTAATAAATATTAATAATATTAATAATATTAATATTCTATTATAATTCATATATATATATATTTATATATTAATTTAA